GGGCCCTGTTGTCTCTGTAGGTGTCTGCGGTGGTGTGCGTGGCACCGTGGGCACTGGTGACCTAGACACCAACAGAGTTGACATGGGCTCTTGTGCCGATAGTCGTAGGCAGATGAGGGTAGGCATGAACCTGGGGGTGCCGGGAGGATGGGCACCCATGGTTCATTCCGTCTGCCCGCACAACGAGCTCTCTGCCCTTATGATGAGAACTCTTGCTCCTGTCCCCGCCATGGTGGGCGATGTGTTGGGCGATGACGTCAAGGAGATGTTCGGCATCTTCCGTCGTTTTGTCCGTCGCTACGATGGTTCTAAGTGGAGCAACCTGCAAACGGCGTCGTCTTACTCAGGGCGACTTAGGCGTCGTTACGTGGAGGCCTGGCGGTCGTTGGAGGATGTTCGGTATCTTGACCGATACGACTTCCTCCTGAAGCCGTTCTTGAAAGCCGAGAAGTTTAATGTCGCCGCTAAGTGGCCCAAGCCCAGGATGATTTTCCCACGATCACCTAGGTACAACTTGCGGCTGGCGTCTTGGCTTAAGCCTTTTGAGCATTGGCTTTGGGGCCGGTTGCTCGGGAGGCATCTCTTTGGCATTGGAGAAGGCAGGGTTGTGGCTAAGGGGTTGTCCCCGCGTAGGAGGGCCAACCTCATAATGAGGAAGTTTTCTGCTCTGGAGGATTGCGTCGTCGTTGAGGTCGATGGGAAGGCATTTGAAGCCCACATAGGGATTGACCAACTGAGGGAGGAGCACAGTGTTTACTTGTCAGCTTATGGTGGTTCTAAGGAGCTGGCAAGGATATTGCGCGAGCAACTCTGGTTGAAGGGGGTGCTCTCTTGTGGGGCCAGGTTTAAGCGGGAGGGAGGTAGGGCTAGCGGTGATTTCAACACTGGTATGGGCAATTCCATTTTGATGTTGTGCATCGTGGGCGCTGCCATGCGTCGTCTTTACTCGGGTTTGCCCTGGGACATTCTTGTTGATGGTGATAACGCGCTCCTTTTCGTTAGATCCGGGGACCGTGGTCTTCTGGATCTTCTTCCTGGTCTTGTCGAGAGGTCGTCCGGTCATGAACTTGCGGTGGAGAAGCAGGTCCGTGTGTTTGAGGAGATTAGGTTTGGACAGTCCGCCCCGGTGGATCTCGGCATGGGTCGCGGCATGACCATGGTGAGGGACTACCGGAAGGTGGTTTCTGGGGCGACGGCTAGTCACCGTTGGCTTCGGGAACCTTCCTTCGCCACTCGGTGGCTCAGCGGGGTGTCTGCTTGTGAACTTAGTCTCGCACGGGGTGTACCCATCTTGCAGTCTTGGGCTGTGGCCATGTGCCGTCGTTTCGGTGGCGTTCGTTTTCCGGAGTTTCCTTTTGAGGACTATCTTGTTATGGGGGCTTGGTTTGCCAGCGAGGATGACGTGTTGGAAGTTTCGGTGGAGGCGAGGCTGAGCTTTGAACGTGCTTTTGGGGTTAGCCCCGACGTTCAGATTTCAATGGAGCGTGACATTGAGACTAGGGTGATGGAAAGCCCTAGCCCGTTTGGTCCGTTCGCGGTGGTTAGTTTGCCCATCTCCGATTCAGGGGATCTACCGCCGTCTCAGCTGCCCCCTGGCTACCCCGGAACTGAAGACATCTCATCGTAGGAGGAAGGGTTAGGGTAACCGAATGTTTGGCCGGCGTGAGGTGAGGGTCGCTGATCGGTTTCAGGCTAGTAGGTTAAAGTTCGTGGGCAGCTTGCTTGGGGCCGCAGTGCAATTCAGTTTAGCGCGGGTTCTGGGTAGAGTAGCGGGTGGTGCCGCCTTGGAAAAGTGACGCGTCGCTGCCCTCTCCCCGACTCCTATTTACAGGTGTGGTCATACCTGTTGCCAAAAGAATGACCCGGGCACCTCGGCATGGGAAGGCCAGGTGGTTGTAGATGGGTTCCGGCCTAGCCAGCCAGAAAGGCAAGGTTCTAGGACCTATGGCAGCGTAAAATCTTCGGTGGGCTCGCTGCCATCAAATCCCGTCTGGGGTCACTTGGGGGATGTCTCCCC